GCGTTCAACCTGGCGAAAAAGTCGAAGTGGGCGGAAAAGAGTATCCTGTTAAAGAATCTAGCGAACTAGAAGCCATGCTAAAACTAGCAGGACTTAAAGAAGCTAAGGAAGAGGATGAGGAAGACGAAGAAGACGAGAAAGAAGATTCTGAGCAACTAGATGAGTGCGGCGCAATGGGCATAGGCTATGGCGGAATGCAAAATCCAGAAGGCAAAATGAACATTACCACTAACATGAGCAGCGATGGTACTAAAAACGTAACCATTAGCGCAGATGGCGAAGCCGCTGCAGAGTTGTTACAGATGCTCAAACTTGCTGGCATGGGCGGAGCAGAACACGAACAAGAGCCTGAAACTACTGAACTTGTGGTAGCGCAAGATGACGAAGAGGAAGTAGATGAAGCTAAAGACGAGCGTTATCATGCATCTACAACACCCGATGAACAAGTGGCCCCTGTTCAAGCACAAACTAAAGGCGGAGACGGCGAAGTAGCTGGCCAAGAAAAAACTATGCGCAAGCATGGTTATAAGTTTGGCGACAATAATCTAGCAATGCGCGAAGTTGCTGCAGAAGGTATTCAAAACTTAGACACAATGGGTCGTAAGTTAATGAAAGAATACGAAAGCATCAAGGTTAAAAAATGAAAGTAACTGACATCATCGTAGCAGAGAATATCGAAGTTGGTGACAGCTTCGATATCGAATTGGGAAATATGGTCATTGAAACTGGCGTTGTTGGCTTTATGGACGATGGCGTTATTGTAGAAGCCGACGATAAAACACTAGCTCTACTAAATGTTAGTGGTGCTCTGTTAGAAGCCAAGTACCAAGGCAGAGAAGTGCCGCTAGGCAAACCAATGCAAGGTGATGTCAAGAAATCTAAGGTATATGTTCGCGGCCCAAAAGGCAATGTTGTCAAAGTAAACTTCGGCGATAAGAACATGAAAATTAAAAAGTCTAATCCCAAGCGACGTAAGAGTTTCAGAGCAAGACATCATTGTGATAATCCAGGCCCACGTTGGAAAGCACGTTACTGGAGTTGCAGAGCCTGGTAATATGAAAATCAAAGATATTATAGTAGAGGATAAAGTCGGAAAAATTCCTCCCAGACTACAAGAACCGACAGTTGGCTTGGACAAGTTTCGAGATAAGCAATTTGCGGATAGAATTTATGAACTTAATCGTGTAATGATGGCAGTTGCATCATCTGATGGAGTTAACCCATTAACGCCTGAAATTGATGCAGAGTCTTGGGCTGGCCGAAATAATATTGCAACGCCGTACACTAAAGAAGAACAAGCAATGTTAAAGCAAGCATTTGGGGCAGTGGGCAGTCACTATGAAGATTTAAATGCTGGCGACACTGCAAGTCGAGAATTAAAATCAACTAATAAACAAAGCCCTGTAGCAAAACCCAAGCGCAACAAATACGGCGTATGAAAATTAACGAAATTCTTACAGAAGGCGGCACAGGAAGTTTGACTACTGGAGCTGCGCGAGCAATGCCAACTACGTGGGAACTCCCTAATTTACCTAATCAAGATCCCTATCTACAATATAGAATGGGATTGGCAATGGCAACTGCTCGGAGTAATGAACCTTTTCATACTGCAAGTGCATTTGGTGAAAATATGAGTATTGTTGGTTATACAGATGCAGACGACGAAACTGTTAAACTTGCTTTAAAGAAGATGGGACAACCTTACTCAAAAGGTGCTAAATCCATTTCAACTAAAAAATCAGAAGAAGCACCAGATGTAAACAAGACTAGTGCAGTTTCAAAACCTAAGCGCAACAAATACGGTGTTTAAATGGACGATATTCAACAACTTAAAATGTTGGCAGGTATCACTAATCGTCCATTGATGCAGGAATACAAGATTGGCGTCCCCGCCGGCAGCAACATAAGTTATACCGCAAACGAAAAAGCCAAGTTAATGCACACGCATAAAATAAAACCAGGCACAGAGGCCTGGTTTAAACTTTGGTTTAGTCTGCCTTATATGACAGGCGAAAAGCCGATCTAGGCCGCTGGCGGCTCAATACCGAGATACTGGTACCAACTCTTGTGACGAACCCTAACAGGTCGTTGCTTCCATTTGTTAATCAAATGAAAGTGGTCGGGCTTAAAAGGCTCGCGCATAGGCTTCCAATGCTTTGTACCTTTTTTGTGGTTACAAGACTTGCAAGCCGTTACTGAGTTTTCCCAAGTCGTTTTACCTCCCTCTGCACGAGGAATAACGTGGTCAAGCGTTAGTTCTTTGTGATCAAACACTTCGCCGCAGTACTGACATTGATACATGTCACGCAGAAACATATTGCTACGGCTAAACTTGGCGCTTTTCTTAAAATGGAAGTAATCTTTGGTAACAGCAACGGCAGGAACATTCATACTGAAATGCTCACTGCGAATAACCCAGTCGTCGTATTCCTCTAAAATAGAGATACGATCCAAAAAGTGTAGCTTAATAGCATGCTGCCAGCTGATTACACTCAGCGGTAAAACACTGATGGGATTGTAATCGCTGTTTAATAGTAATACATCAGACAATTGAAAATCTCACTGACACGGTTAATAAATATTGATTATACAGTATTTACTAATTTAAAGCAACCAAAAATAAATGTCTAAGCCCTTAGAATCAGTACTGATCAAAAAGCCCAATGTAGTACAAACGTTTACAGAAAAGCAGATACAAGAAGTAATACGTTGTGCTGACCCAGTCGACGGCCCACAGTACTTTCTTGACAATTACTTTTACATACAGCACCCGACCCGAGGAAGGATGTTGTACCAACCTTATGAATATCAAAGAAGGCTAGTAGACACTTATCACAACTATAGATACAGCATAAGCTTGATGCCTCGCCAAACAGGTAAGTCTACTACTGCTGCTGGATATCTTCTTTGGTATGCTATGTTTGTGCCAGACAGCACTATTCTTGTTGCAGCACACAAGTACACAGGCTCGCAAGAAATTATGCAACGTATTCGATATGCATACGAATCAGTGCCAGACTTTATTAGAGCAGGCGTTACCAGTTATAACAAGGGCAGTATCGACTTTGACAACGGCTCGCGTATAGTTAGTGCTACGACCACAGAAAACACTGGTCGTGGTATGTCTATTTCACTCCTATATTGTGACGAGTTTGCGTTCGTTAGACCCAACATTGCTAGCGAATTCTGGACAGCTATTAGCCCTACACTAGCTACTGGTGGTAAGTGTATTATTACAAGCACACCAAACAGCGACGAAGATCAGTTTGCACAAATTTGGCGCGGCGCAAATAAATGTTTGGATGAGTACGGAAACGAAACAGAAGTTGGTGTAAACGGATTCAAAGCATACCGCAGCAAGTGGCAAGAACATCCAGACCGCGATGAGAAATGGGCAGCAGACATGCGAGCACAGTTGGGTGAAGAGCGTTTCCGACGTGAGATGGATTGCGAATTCATTATCTACGACGAGACGCTTATCAATCCCATATTCTTAACTGAAATGTCGGGCATAGATCCTCTCGAGAAGCAAGGGCAAGTTCGTTGGTACAAAAAGCCCGAGAAAGGTAATATATACCTGGTAGGTTTAGATCCTAGTTTAGGAACAGGTGGCGACCCTGCAGCTATTCAAGTTCTGGAATTACCCAGTATGCAACAAGTGGCCGAATGGCAACATAACAAAACACCTGTTCAAAAACAAGTAAGAATTTTAGCCGAAATAACAAAAGGCTTAACTGAAATTATCGGATCTGAGACAGACGTCTATTATAGCGTTGAAAACAATACGCTGGGTGAAGCTGCGCTAGTCACTATTAGTGAATATGGCGAAGAAAATATTAAAGGTATTTTCTTAAGCGAACCCAATCGTCCTGGTGTTGGTAGAAAATATCGCAAAGGATTTACTACAACGCATAAGACAAAACTAAGTGCTTGTGCAAAATTTAAACAATTAATTGAGTCTCGTAAACTGCACATTGCCAGCAAAGCACTGGTCAGTGAACTCAAAACGTTTGTTGCTTCTGGAAGCAGTTATGCAGCTAAGCCCGGCGAAACTGATGATCTTGTAATGAGTATGTTATTAGTAGTTCGCATGGCAACTTTCCTAAGAGAGTACGACCCCAATTTGGACGAAAAACTAAAAGATGGCTCAGACGAAATCATCATGCCTATGCCATTTATAATGATATGAAAATAACTCCTGTTGATTCTAATTTAGATTTATTCTACGTAGAGAATTTTTATCCAACGGAGTTACTAAATCAATTTTTAAATACAAATCATTTAGATGCTGTTTGGAAAAAAGAAGATATGCAAATGCAGTATCCGAGGCGCAGACTTTTGCATGACCGAGATAGCGTTTACGCAAAAATGGGTGCGTATGTTAATTCAAATTTGAATTTAATATCTGGTGCAATTGGTTTAAAAGCAGCAGGGGCTGACACGGGATTTTGGTTAGACGAACCGGGTTTTTCGATGGATTCGCATTTGGACAATGGTGCTGTTTTTGCCAGTATGCAGATTTTCCTCAATAATAATAACCTAAATTTAGGGACTGTTTTTTACAATCGGGACAATTCTATTAGATTTAAACCCGAATATAAGATTAACACCGGTTATATTATGATTAACGGACCCTATCAAATACACGGAATGGGAAACAAAGTCCCAGAAAACAGTTACAGAATTTGTAGCTATACATGGTTCTATCCAAAAACATAAATACATAACTATGATTCAAATTGAAAAAGTTGCCGAAGAGTTATTTGATAAAATCCGCAGTAGATTTTCGCCTGTAAATATTGGTGATGAAAATTTAAAATCTACAAATAATCCAAAAGATGCAAGATTTTTTAATTTTGATTTTACAGCAGGCAACGAAAACTACGGCAATATTACAATTGGCCTAGTTGACGATGATACTTTGAAAGTCATCTACGACAAAGACATCGCAGGATCGATGCCAGAAGAAGTTAGGCAAGAATGGTATAACTTCGTAAGAAATATCAGAAAGTTTGCCAAACGTAATAGAATTGATAAATTTGATATACGCGATGTAGCGAAAAGCGGTTTAAATGTCAAAGATCTTAAGTCGCTTGTAAGCAATACAGACGTTAAGACTAGTTCCGAAGTTGACCATGTTGTTGAAAGCAAACTAAGCAAGCCGTTTGGAACCAGCAGAAACACATACCAAACTCTTGACAATGTAAGGATTGTTGCTCGCCATAAAAATAAAATAGTAGACGAAACAAAGCCCGGTGCAAGAAGTCGAAATATCGAAGCGTTCTACATCGAGAATTCCCAAGGAGAACGATTCCGTTGTCCAGAGGGCACTACTTTTAATGGCGCACGAGCAATTGCAAGGCACGTAAAGAATGGCGGCAACTTGTATGATGATTTTGGTCAGCATATTACTAAAATGATCGCCGAAATGCAAAGCCTAAGAACTTTTGTTCGTAATATGCGAGGTCGTCAGTTCGAAGACGTCGAAACTAACCATATGGTAGAAGCGGCGATCGACCATTATGGAAAATTGCATAGGGACATTTTTACATTAAGAAGCCAGAGGGGATATGAGCAATATCGCGCATTATGGCAACCCGAAAATGTCGATGAAGAAAAAATCGATATAGACGAATTAAAAGAACGGTTTGTAAAGAGAGTCTTTGATGATAGATTAACTTCTGCATTACCGATCGTGTACCATGCTTATAAGACTCGAAAAGATGAAATTGGTGAAGAGTTTGAGGCCTGGGCTAATAGTGTTCTAGAGGCCGGTGAGACCAATCCAGTTAACATGCAAAACAAGCAACATGCAAATATGGATCTCGATCTCGAAGAAGATGACGAAACGGGGGAGTTTAGCCCGTTTGCCAATAGTGTAGGCACTCGCGACAGTGATATGAATGCTATCGACGGCGATGCCGAAGACGAAAATCTTGCAAGATTGCTCAATGATCACGGATTCCAGTGGAGATTCAATGACGGAGTTTATTACTTCGAAAGCGGAGAAGAATTAGAACGTGCCAAAGACATCATTGCTCAAAAAGAAGCCAATTCGGGAGAAAAAGTTAATTTCCCCAAAATGGGAGTATATGATTACAGCACTGGTGTTTATGGTGCAACCACGCACGATAGGGAAATCGGAAATTACAGTAACGGTGTAATGGAAGAATTATCTCTGCTGAAACAGTTATCCGGCATCAAATAATTTGATTTGTTTGTCCATGCCTGCTATAGTAGCGCATGGTCAATAAAATATTTGGTTTTCTATTTGACAAGCTAAATACTATTGTTATATACTGCAATGGGCAGTATGTATCTGACTCAACCAAGACCATCTTAAATTAAAGGAAATAATCATGGCAACATCTCTAGCAGAAATTCGTGCTAAGCTACAAGCTAGCGAAAACCGTCAAAGCGGTAACTCACAAACAGGCGGCGACAACGCCATCTATCCCCACTGGAACATTGCAGAAGGCAGCACAAGTCGTGTTCGATTCCTTCCCGACGCAGACACCAAAAACACTTTCTTCTGGATCGAGCGTCTAATCATCAAGCTACCATTTGCTGGCATCAAAGGCCAGCCCGACAGCAAGCCAACTTTTGTACAAGTTCCTTGCGTTGAGATGTGGGGCGAAGCTTGCCCAATTCTTGCAGAAGTTCGTACTTGGTACAAAGACGAAAGTCTAAAGGAAACTGCCAACAAATATTGGAAAAAGCGCAGCTATCTGTTCCAAGGCTTTGTACGCGATAATCCCCTAAGCGACGACAAGACTCCAGAAAATCCAATTCGTCGTTTCATTATCAGCCCTCAGATTTTCAATCTGATTAAGAACGCTCTAATGGATCCAGAACTGGAAAATCTACCCACAGACTTCGAAGCTGGCCTAGACTTCAACATCAAGAAGACCAGCAAAGGTGGCTATGCTGATTACAGCACCAGTACCTGGGCTCGTAAGGAAACTGCACTAACAGCAGATGAGCGCGAAGCTATTGAGAAGTTTGGTCTATACAACCTAAAGGACTTCCTACCTAAGAAGCCCAGTGAAGCTGAGCTAAAGATCATCAAAGAGATGTTCGAAGCAAGCGTCGACGGCGAGCCATACGACCCCGATCGTTGGGGTGCTTATTACAAGCCTGCTGGATTCCAAGGTGCATCGGGCGATGACGGTGCAACTCGAGCTGCCCCTGCCGCAGCACCTGCTCCTGCAGCTCGTCCAGCACCTGCTCCTGCAGCACATGTTGACGAAGACGAAGCAGATGAGCCAGTGGCTGCTCCAGTACAAGCTGCTAAACCTAGCAGCCAGCGAGCAGAAGACATTCTTGCAATGATTCGTAACCGTCAGAAGTAAGTTAAAGCTTGTGTCATTAATGGGGGAGACGGTCCCCCATTTTTACATTCTATGCTGTCTTATCTAGATCCAATTATTTTTCCGGACGAATGCGAAATCTTAGAACTTTCGCCCGGCAGATATATCTACCCAATTTATAAGAACGGTAGTAGTACACTGCATTCTTTAAAACTAAAGCGAGTAGAGAATTTAAAAGATTTAGAAGTTGTTGACGTATTGATTAGGAATCCATACGAAAGATTCTATTCTGGTGTCAACACTTACTTAAACAACTTGGGTACTGGCATTGATAAAACAACGGCGTTATTGTTTGTTAAGCGATATCTTTTTTTAAATAGACACTACTGCCCACAGTTTCATTGGTTAGTTAATTTGCAACGGTTTACGAATGCAAAAATTAAGTTACTCCCAATGGCGGCGCTGGCTGACGTAACAGATGTTGTACTAAATACCAGCGTAGTTGATCCTTCGCTGCTCGGCGTATTCGATGATAAATTAGATTTTTATCTGCAACTCGATAAAGTTTTGCACGAACATCTTATTAATCAAACAGTCGGTTTTGATCAAATTTTGAAAACACTAAAACAGAAATATCCAGACGTTTACAAAGAAACCATAGATCGTTCAAAAGATATATGCAATGTCCTCGGCTAAAACATTTTGTAAGATTTAACGCTAATAGAACGTTAAGTCGCTGCGGGCACATGATAAACGCTCCAGAATTTTCAAGCTTGGAAGAGTTGGAAAATAGCAACTGGCTAAGGGATATTACAGAAAAATTCAAAAATGAAGAATGGCCTGTTGAGTGCAAAAGATGTCAAGACACTGAAAGTATAAACAATAAGAGTATTAGATTAAATTCTATAGAATTTCATAACTTGCAAACAAAACCAGACTACCTTATTGTTGGAGGCGTGCTGGATAACCTATGCAATAGTGCATGTCAAACTTGCAGTCCGATGGTTAGTACAAAAATAGCTAGCCTTTATGGTGAAATAATAAGAATCAGGAATATAGACAATTTTTGGAAACTACCACAAGATAGAATTGTTCATTTGGATATTAATGGAGGGGAGCCTAGCTATAGTCCAGATTATAAAGAAATTTTGCGAAATCTTCCTCCCAATGTAGCATCTATTAGACTTAATACAAATTGCAGTACAGTACTAGATGAATTGATTGATATAGCAAATAAAGGGATAGATGTAACAGTCACTGTTAGTTTTGATGGCGTAAGTTTAGTACACGAGTATTTGCGCTGGCCTATCAAATGGGATAACTTTTTAGATAATTTAATGAAGTACAAGTCGATGCCTATAAATTTAAATCTCTGGACAACTGTAAGTGCATTGAACATAGGCGATTTAAAAAATATTATTTTATT